AATGCTCTGAATGAATTGCGATCATTCCGCAGAAAATACAGCCAGCTCAGTGAATTATCAAACGTGTTCTTTGAGCTCAACAGAATAGAAGAGAAGGTGAGCTAATGATCACCAGACTGTTATTCGGTGCCGACTGCGAGCGCATCAACACCAACAAACTGGCCAAGCTCGTCGGATGCGCACCGTCAACTCTAAGAGAGTGGCGCGCCGGTAACCTGCCGTCGGCCCTGAGGATCTTCGCGAGGATCTGTAAGATCAGGAGGCTGACAGACGACCAGATCGTGGCGCTTGTCAGAGCTCTTGGATGATCTGCGATAAGTGCAGGCACCGTCGGAGCTGCTTCGAGCAGCGTGGCCGGTGCAGCGAATTCGAAACAGCAAAACAGTACAGGAAAAGAGTTCGAAATGAAATCAGTAGCATACATCAAGAGGCGGCTCCCGGACGCTCCGGAGCCGACGCGGGCAACATTCAAGAAGCCGGTCCAGTATTACGACCCGAAGCACATGGTAGTCGTGGAGCTTCCGCCAAATCTGCCGAAGCGGTACGAGTTCCCCAAGGGAGATCCGGAGCGCACAAAGCGGATCCAGAAATCGAGAGCAGAAACGATGGCTAAGAAGAGAAAAATCCCAAGAGGGTGGACTGAGGACATGGTTGACCTGCTCAAGCGCCTGTATAACGACGGAGTCCAACTCAAGGACATAGCCGCTGAGCTTGGTGTCAAATACTCCACGATGACAAGCTTTATCGGGCGGCTGAGCGACTGGGGAGAGCTTAAGCCGAGGCCAGAGCCCAATGTCTGGTCAGCAGAGGATGTGCAGCGCCTCAAAGAATTGAGGGATAAAGGCTATTCGTTTGAACAGATCGGGAAGATCATGAACCGAAACGGGAACGGATGCGGAAACAAATACAGAAAGGAGTTCGAAACATGAAAATCGTAGAGTTGTCAGTCTTCCCGCTCATCATCTTATGTGCGGGATTGGTAGAAGCATTTTTTGAGCATCCCATACTGTACAGCGTTGTATTTTTTACGGCCATGCTCGTGTGCATGGTGCTGGCAACCAAAGAATAATGCCCCGCATGACTTGGCCGAGTCACACAGGGCAAAAGCAAAAGATTTACAAGGAGATTATAACACATGGAAAAGAAAAAGAGCGACATCCTTATTGAGCGCAAGAACGAATATCTTTCGCTCGCAAACACAGAATTAAAAAAGGTTGGAGATATTGCCGAGATGCTTAGAGACGTACACTTTGATTCAACGAAAGCGGCGGATACATTCATGCTCACTTTGAGCGACACGCTCCGCAGAATCAGCTACGAGCGCTATGACATCGCTACAGAGGCACATATCGCTCTTCCAGAAGCCGAGCAGGAGCCCACTATCGACCAGACAGAGGAGGTGACAGCCGATGATCTCCCCTTCTGCTGACCCTATCAGCGACTTTTACAGACAGGACATGGAAGACTACGAAGCCGAGCAACGTTGCCCCGTGTGTGATAACTGCGGAAAGCGTATCCCGCCAGATGAGCAGGTCTTCGAGGCACGTTTCCGCAATCAGCACCTCATTCTCTGCGAGGATTGTTGCGGAGAGAGTGACTGGCAAATGCTTGCCGAGATGGGAGGACAGTTATGAGCAACGCACCCAAATGCAAATCACCAACGGGGCAGTGTTTCGCGCGGTCGCTTGGATACTGCACTATCCTGACATGCGAACTCAATTCCACCCGCTGTGCATTTAAGAAGCCCCGCCGCTTGGAGACGGGCGGTAAGGTTTATCCAAATAACCCAGAGGCGGCGTACAACAAAGAAATGTTACGAAAGGAGAAATGATATGGCAAAAGTAATCGGCATCATGGGAGAGTCCGGAAGCGGAAAAACGACCTCACTCCGCAATCTGGATCCCGCAACCACATTCTATATTGACTGCGATAAAAAGGGGCTGTCTTGGAAAGGATGGCGCAATCAATACAGCGTTTCCAGCGGCAACTACATCAAGACCGACGACAAGAACGTTGTTATGCAGGTGCTTGCAAAGCTTAATTGCGACAACGGCACACTGGTTGCCTACCAGAAGAAGCACGGCGATACTCCAAAGATCATGGACGAAAAAGCGCAGGAACGTGCGAGAGCGGTCAAAACGGTCGTGATCGACACCCTCAACGGCATCATGGTTGCGGACGAGGTCGAGCGCATGAAAGAAAAGGGCTATGACAAGTGGGTAGACCTGGCACAGTGTGTTTGGAATCTGCTCGACTACGTGAACACGATGAGAGACGACTTGACGGTCATTATACTGTGCCACTCACAGACCCAGAAAGAGGATGACGGTTACACGTTCACGAGGATCAAGACATCCGGAAAGAAACTCGACAAACTCAACGTGGAAAGCAAGCTGACAACCGTGCTCTATGCGACCGCCAACAACGGCGAGTACAAGTTCCACACGCATGCGAGCTTTTCGACCGCTAAGACGCCGATGGGCGCTATTGATGAGGATGAAATTCCGAACGACATTACAATCGTGATTAAGGCGCTGGAGGATTATTAAACGTGAGCGACAAGATATACGCCTTGTATCCTCTGAATGAAGACGGGAAGGCAGTTGGTGTGTATGTCGGAATCACGTCAGATGTAAAAAGAAGGATACGGGAACATGTTTATGGTGGCCAATATTGGTTTGATGGTAAACCAGTAACCAATTTCGCATATCAGGTATTAGATGAATTAGACGAAGATGATGACCCATATATCGAATATGACTATATCGATTTGTTTAGAAAAATTGGCTTACATCTTCTCAATAGAAAAATTGGCAATCACGGCAACTATCAGAACGCATTTTTGAGATTAATAAGCAGCAATATCGATTTTCACTACAAGAGCAATACTAAGGAGGACTAAACAATGTCATTACCCACTTACAACCGCAACAACCGCAGACAGAGCTATCAGCAGCTCCCGAAAGCCGCATACGTGGTCAAGATCATGGGCGCAAAGGAAGATACATGGCCGAGCGGCGGCAGATGCGTCCGCATCGCTTTCGACATTGCAGAGGGCAAGTACAAAGACTTCTATCAGGCTCAATTTGACCGCAACACCAACGAGGATAAGCAGTGGCCCTATGATGCAGTGTTCTCGCTCAACATTCCGGATGACAGTTCGGAGTCCTATGTTTGGGACAACTGGAACACGTTCTTTGCTGATTTGGAAGACTCCAACAACGGCTATGCGTTCAACGGCGACCTCAAGAAGCTCAAAGGCAAGCTGATCGGTGGCAAGTTCCACATCAAGCAGACAGAGAAGAACGGCAACGTATACGACCATACACTCATGAAGTGGACATGCGTAGCGGATGACGTGCGACAGGGAAATGCTGGAAAGCTCCCTAATGACAAGCTCATTGGAAGCGCTCCGACGTCCGCACCCACAGCACAGAGCAACCCTGACGGCCTCGATGGTTTTCTGAACATCCCCGATGGCTCTGCGGATGAGCTCCCGTTCTAAGCTATGGACCATTTCGAGGTGACAGAAGCGCTTAGCTCGTTCCGGATCCTCGTTGACAACCGTGAGCAGGGGACTCCGAAAGCAATCGAAAGATACAACTCTTTTGGCGTCCCATATTCCAGAACAACGCTTAACTATGGAGACTACTGCGGAATAATAACAATCGACGGCACGCCTATTTATGACACTTCCAAAGCTGTCAAGGCGTGCTGTGTGATTGAGCGTAAGATGTCGCTCGATGAGTTGGCAATGTGCTTTACAAGAGGGCGCGACCGCTTCCGGAGAGAAATGGAGCGGGCAGCCGCTAATAATTCCGTAATCTATCTACTCATAGAGAACGGCAGTTATGAAGCAATCATCAATCATCGTTATCGTTCCAAGTATCACCCTAATGCGTTTCTGGCGTCGCTTACGGCTTGGACGGTCCGCTACAATCTCCGCCCCGTGTTCTGCAAGGCAGATACAAGCGGGGCGCTCATAAAGGAGATTTTGTACAGGGACATGAAAGAGAGGTTAGAGCGTGGGGAGTACGGGTAAAGGATACATAAGACTATATAGAGATATTCGGAGCCATTGGATATGGAGCGACCCAGAATATCTTAGGGCATGGGTGGACCTGCTCATGATGGTAAATCACGAAGACAAACAGATACTTTTTAATAAGAAATTGATTACAGTCAAGCGTGGTTCCCGTATAACAAGCATCCGCAAACTAGCTGAAAGGTGGGGATGGAGTAGAGGCCGCGTTGCACGCTTCCTTGACATGTTAGAACAGGACAACATGATAGCCACTAGACGGACCACCCAAAAAACCCTGATAAACGTGATAAACTACGGCTTTTATCAGTCTGAAAAGCCTAAGCGCGGGCCACGTATGAAGCCACCAACAGAGCCACAGACAGAGCCACGCATAGAGCCACAGACAGAGCACAAACAATACATTAAAGAAGACATTATAGAAGACATTAAAGAAGAAGAGGCTCCGCCCTTTTCAAACTTCCCAGATGGATTCTTTGATGATGAGGACGAAACATGAATATATATGAATTCGACCCAGATGACGCAAGGCGATTCGGACAGGAACAGGGGATAGTTACACGGAAGCGTGGCGACGAACTCCACTTCGACCGCTGCCCGTATTGCCGTAACAAGACGGATGACAAAAACACATTTGCGATTAGCTTGCGGACGGGGCAGTTTAAGTGCTTGAGAGCCTCATGCGGCGCTCACGGAAATATGATCACGTTGGCGAGGGACTTCAACTTCTCTCTTGGAACAACAGTCGACGAGTATTTTAACCGGCGGAAAAGATACAGAGACTTGAGCCGCTACCCAAAGCCTATAACCAGACCGCCAGCTATTGAGTACATGGAGAGTCGAGGCATCTCGGCGCGGATTGCGGAAAGCTACGGAATCACTACACGGAAAGACGCTGACAACGTGCTTGTGTTTCCCTTCATCGACGAAACAGGCAAGATGCAGTTTGTGAAGTACCGCAAGACCGATTTCGATAAGACCAAAGACAAAAACAAGGAATGGTCGGAGGCTAACTGCAAGCCGATTCTGTTCGGAATGGACCATTGCAACCCAGAGAAAAGCACGGTGCTTGTGCTCACAGAGGGCCAGATCGACAGCCTCAGCATTGCGGAAGCGTTCGGTGGGGAGGTAAATGCGGTAAGTGTTCCGACAGGCGCAAAGGGCTTTACGTGGGTTCCGTATTGCTGGGACTTTATGAGCAAGTTCGACACGCTGATTGTATTCGGCGACCACGAGGACGGACACATAACCCTATTGGATGAGATGCGGACCCGCTTTAATGGCGTTTTAAAGCACGTTAAGCCAGAAGCCTATCTGGACTGTAAGGACGCCAATGAACTCCTACAGAAGCACGGGAAACAGGCCGTCATTGATGCGGTGGAGAGCGCCGTCATTCTGGAAAATCCCAGAATCAAAAAGCTGTCAGAGGTGCGTCACAAGAATATGGCGGAAATGGAGGCAATCAGCACGGGATTATCACAGCTAGACCAGACGCTCGGCGGATTCTACTTTGGACAGCTAATAATCCTCACCGGAGAGCGCGGCCTTGGAAAATCGACGCTTGGCTCGCAGTTCATCACAGATGCGGTCGCCCAGAACATAACGAGTTTTTGTTATTCGGGTGAGCTTCCGGAATGGTTCTTCCAAGACTGGTTTGACCGCCAGTGCGCGGGGCCTGAGTACGTTAATTGTGTGGTTTCGGAGCGCGGTTTTAATAACTACCTCGTAGACGGCGCAGCAATGGAGCAGATTCATGATTGGTACGATGAGCGCTGCTACATCTACGATAATTCAGTGCTCGCACAAGGCGAGGATGGCGAAAACGAAACAATCATACAGACGATTGATAACGCCATACGCCAATATGGGTGCCGAATGATCATGATCGACAACCTCATGACAGCAATCAGCGATGACCTCAAGAGCGACTTGTACCGACAGCAATCTGTTTTCGTGCGGGAGCTTGCGAAGATGGCGAAGCAATATAACGTCATTATCCTGTTGATTGTTCATCCCAGAAAACGCAACGGCTACACGTTCGGAAACGATGATGTAGCAGGAAGCTCCAATATAACCAACCTGGCGGATGTAGTGCTTAACTACTCGCTACCGAGAGACGATGACGAACAAAAGCCAGACAGGATCCTACAAGTTACCAAAAACAGATTGGGCGGAAAGGTAGATTTCGGCGGAATCCCGCTCTACTACTACGAACCCGCAAAGCGCATAGCAGAGGCGCGGGGCATGTTCAAATGGGATTTAGGTTGGAATATCGAAGATGGCTTTATGAAGCTACCCGATGACATGGAGGAGGATTTGGATTTATGACAAGATACACCGTCACCACCTCCACAACCCAATCAGGCCCAATCTATCAGATATACGACAGGGTGAACGGCGCAGTGCTTGAGGGTGGATTTGATACAGAGAAGTGGGCAGAGAGTATTTGCGAGATGATGAATGAGAAGGAGATGGAGAAGAATGGCAAAATTAGTGGACATGAGGGACGTAATTGAGTGTTTGGAAATCGGCATTAAAGCGGGATGGACTCTTAAAGAGTTTGCGAAAAACGTGGACGAATGGCGCGACTTCGTGGAAATTGATGACTGGAAGCCGGTTGACGAAGAATTGCCCACCGAAGAGATGCTGAACACATGGATTTGCTTTGCTGACGGCACTGTCGAAGAGGACACATGGACGGGCAAGCGTGGCGAAGAGGGCATCTTGGCAAGCGGTGAACGCTTCACAGAGAGCGGATGGTATACCTACTGCGATGATCATGCGAACAGAATCACGCACTGGAAGAAGCAGACCACACCGAAACCGCCTATTGTTTACAGAATGGATGAGGTGGGCTGACACATGAAATTTATTGATTGGTTTGCCGGTATTGGCGGATTTCGTAGGGGTATGGAGCTTGCGGGGCATGAATGTGTGGGGTTCTGTGAATTTGATAAGTTTGCAGTGATGAGCTACACAGCAATGCATCTCTGCACACAGGAACAGCTTGACCACCTCGCCACGCTTCCGCTCAAGGAACGGCAAAAAGAAATACTGAAAGAGGAGTATAGAAATGGAGAGTGGTACGCAGATGACGTTAGAACAGTGGATGCCAGAAGCATCCCCGATGCCGATTGTTGGTGCTTCGGATTTCCATGCCAAGACATCAGCGTCGCGGGAAAGCAACTCGGATTTACTGGAAACCGCTCAAGCCTGTTTTTCAGAGTTATGTACATGGTTGGACAACTCGAAGAAGAAAAAAAGCCCACTTACCTGTTCATTGAGAACGTTAAGAATCTGCTTTCTGTTAATGGAGGATGGGATTTCGCCAAACTTCTCTCTGAGTTGGACAAAAACGGGTACGATGCGGAGTGGCAGGTTCTCGACAGCAAAGATTTCGGAGTGCCACAGAGTCGTGAAAGAGTGTTCATTATTGGACATTTTAGAGGACGAAGTACCGCGCAAGTATTTCCTTTCGGAAGAGCGACAAAAAACGGCAAGGATGATTCCAGGGTACGAATTGTAGGGCGAGCCTTGTATTCCAATGGTAGGGGGGGCAACGAACTCCGATAGTTGATAGTAACGGAATTTGTCCGACGCTAATTGCAACACAGTATAAGGAACCAATAAGGATATGGAAATCAAAAGAATAGGCTTTGCCTACAACGACCCCAACGGCTACAAGTCGCAAGCGGGGCGGATATATTCGGTTAATGGCATATCGCCGTCGCTGAAAACACCGAGCGGGGGGGGCGCTATTCCGATGATCAAAAAAGGAGAAATTAGAAGCCTTACACCAAAAGAATGTTTCCGCTTGCAGGGATGGACGGACAATTACTTCGCAAAGGCACAGCTCGTTAATTCAGACAGTCAGCTTTACAAACAAGCGGGCAACGGAGTGACAGTTAACGTGATCGAAGCGATAGCAAACAAAATGCGATTGGAGGGCAACGATGGACGCAATCAGCAGGCAGACAGCGATTGATTACTGCGAAGCGCTCATGAATGCGGAACGCTTACAGCAAACAGATGACTGGGGATATGGTAGGGAACGATATAACCAAACAGAATGCATAATGCACTATATCGAGAACATGCCGTCAATTCAGCCGAAGAAAGGAAAGTGGATAGACACACGTGAAAACGAAGAGTGGTATGCAAGAGAATACAGATGCAGCGAGTGTGGAGATACCATGCTTGGAGAGGCAAACTTTTGTCCGAATTGTGGCGCAGACATGAGAGAGGAGGCGGAATGCTGAAAGATGAGTTAGCCTTATATTCCAAACTGACAGGGAAAGACGGATTGAACGTGCCAGTTGGAATTATCGGAGCATATCTTGACGGATATGAGAGGGGCAAGGCGGATGTACAGCCAGAACCGCATTGGATTCCGTGCAGTGAACAATTGCCGGAAGAACAGGGGTTGTATCTTGTTACAGAATTGGAATTCGAAAGAATCGAGATTGACATTAGATACTTTAATATCGACGACGATAACAAATTTTGGAGCGGATGGGGCGATGATCCTGTGCTTGCATGGATGCCGCTCCCCGCACCCTACAAGGAGGACGCACAATGACCAACGCAGAAGCCCGCGCAATCCTCAACAGCTACGGCGCTCCCGCCAACATCGTGGAGCACATGGAAGCAATACAGACAGCACAGCGCATCTTAGGAGAGGATGCGGGCATGAGAGAGATTTGGAGGTGGGCACAGGATGGCGAAGCATCGAATGACAAACACCAAATACCGACTCCATAAAGCCGTCGACCGCCTCAATTCCGAGGGCGACAAATGGGCAGTAATCCTTTACAGCGCCCTCGCCCTCGCACTGCGGCGGAATCACGGGCACGCAAAGAAGCGGGTAACCGACCTAGTGGATACGACATGGACCGCATGGCTGGAGTGCGCAAAGGACAACGATTGCTCCATGATCAAGAAATGCGACATGGAACTCGGCATCGAAATCCAGAACGGCTCTGGCGTCAGTTACAAAGACGTTGCATACCTCAACGGTGAGGACATTGGCGACATGACGCTCGAGCAAATCCTCTACATGCGGAGTCAGCAAATAAAGTGGGTGCGCCCTAATATCATGGCATGTATCCTCATCGCCATGCACCGCAAACACAAATACGGTTACGACCGATGCGTCAGGCTACTCGAAGAAATCGAAGATATTGAGTGCGAATACAAATCAAATCCCAAATCGCTCGCACGTGCTGCGCAGGAGGAAGTGGGGATTGATGTGCTGGGGATGATTTTTGAAAAGAGGGAGGTGACTAATGAATAAAGACAGAGCAATACAGATGCTTGAGCGGATGCAGGACCCAGGGCCGTATGAGCATCAGATTACCAGTGAAGCTTTTGATGCTCTTCAGATGGCTATCGAAGCGTTGAAGTCACCGACACGATCAGCAGACAGGATGCCACTGCCAGAACCTTACAAGGGGGTGACGGAATGACAAGATTAACGATGTTAATTTCATTTTGTTTGGGAGCAATTATAACACGAGCAATGAGGATACAAGATTATTTTATTCTGATATTCGCATTAATAGCATTTGCGGCTAATATAGCGGTTGTTTGTTTGATGAGGTGATGGAATGAGCGAAATCAAATTTTATATTCCAAAAGACGAAACGATTCCGACAGATTTAAGGCTTTATGTAGGAGATGTACATGTGCATTATGAACGTATTAAAAGTGGATTCAGATTCTACATTTTTGTTGATGATGAAGACAAAGCGATCGAGATTGCAAAAGAAATTTCAGACAAAATGAAGCGTGAACATGACGAATCTCAGCATGGAGTATCTTGGAGAACAATATCTCTTGCAGTTGTGCCACAAGATGAGAGATATAGGATTAATACAATTGTTGACTGGAAATACAGAGTAAGGGATTCATATTGAGGTGACGAAATGAAGAAAATATTAATTGTACTTATGCTTTCATTGGTGTTTGTAGGATGCGGTGAGCCTGAAGAGCCTAATATTAGTAAAACTGCTGATAAAAGACTAGTTACTGTTGAAACTACATCAGAGTATGCTATTGAAGTAGACAAAGAAACAAAAGTTATGTATGTCTATCATTATCGAGGGGGAGGAATGACGTACATGGTCGATGAAAATGGAAGACCACTATTATGGAAAGGGGAATTGGAATGAGTTATTTAGTGCCAAGAGAAATCCCATCTGATTGTACCAAATGCAGATGGGCTATGTGTAATTATCCAACTGTATATTGTCGATTGATGTATAAAGGTTCAGATATGTTAATGGCAATAAAAAGTAGACCAGATTGGTGTCCACTAATAAAGGTTAAGACACCACACGGTAAATTGATTGATGTTGATAATATTGAATACGAGAATTGGTATTTAGAAGAAACTGGTGAAACTTATAAAATGATTGGTAAAGATGATATTGATGGAATGTCAGCTATTATTGAAGCAGAGGAGTGAAGAATGAACGAGACAATTATTTGGATAATTATGTTTTTTGTAGCGCTTACATACGCAATTGTGAGCAATGTGATTTTGTATAGAGACTACAAAAAGCTAAATGAAGACTGGTATAAACTGGCTATAAATCAAAATGATGACTGGGCAAAGCTGTGTGGGAAGATTGAAGCGGAGCGTGATGTACTTAAAGCAAAAGTCGCAGAGCTTGAGGCAGAAGGGGGCGAAGAATGAGCAAAAAGAAGTATGTGATTGAAACAGCCTTTGAAAATATGGGCATTCAAAAAATAATGCAAATTGGCATTGATGCTAACTGCAGAATTGTCCATTGGACTGATTCGATAGAAAACATCGAAGAACTCAACTCCGATTACATCAACGAAAACTATGGAGAGTTGCAGGATGAAGCCTTCGATAGAGGATTAACTGAGGCATGGGAATTGGCTCGGTTGATTTGGCATGATGAGTGCGGAGTACGTTCCAAACTCGGATGTGTATCAATACAAGGAGTTTTTGACAAATACACAGCGCAGGAAGCAATCGCAAAGCTGAAAGCCTACGAGGAGAAGCAGAAAGCCGATGACGAGATAAAGGTCGGGGATGAGGTAATTGCACCGTGCGGCAAAGCGATTGTCACAGCTTTCCATAATAAGTTTGTGAATTATCTATATTCGGACGGAGATTGCGGATGTACCGAATTAGAAAATCTCACAAAGACCGGCAAACACTACGACATTCAATCTATTCTGGAGGCAATGCGGACATGAGCACAATCAAAGAGGTTGTTTTCTGGCTCAACCAGTACAAACACATACAGCGGGATATAAAGGACATAGAGCTACGTATCACACAGCTCCGCCTTAAATACGGTACGCCGTCAGCAATCTCTTACTCAGATATGCCCAAAGCGCACAACGGCAACCGCGACCTATCAGAGTATGCGGAACGCCTCGAAGAATTGGAACATGAACTCATCGACAGACATACCGCCGCGCTCGGCTTGTCCGTCCAATATCTGCAAGCCCTCGACCATCTGAAGCGTGATGAGGCGTACGTTATCCGTCGCCGCTACCTTGACGGTGCATACATGGAGACTATCGCCAAAGAGATGTCATACAGCGAGCGCAACGTCTACTATCTCCGCCGCTCTGCTCTCCGCAACCTCGCCGCGCTAAACATTGCAGACCATTGCAGATTATGACGTGTTAATATGTTACTGTCGCAAGATAAGCAAGACATCAATACTCTCCTTTTACACTACCATCGGGCGTCGTCTCCTCCATCGGGGCGGCGCTCATTCATTTTCATTGTTATCTCCTTTGGGTGCGGGCATCTTTCATCGGGTGCTCGCTCTTTTAGCGCATGCCGATAGCGCTATACAAGCTATGACACCGCGGGGGCATGACGCTCCCGCTATTTGTATGCGTGAATTTGCTAAAACCTTTTACAAATCATCGGCATGGCGGGTCTGCCGCTCTGCTTACCTCAAGCAGGCACACGGGCTCTGCGAGCTCTGCCTCAAGCGTGGACGCTACACTGCTGCGGATACCGTCCACCACATCACACATATAACTCCAGATAACATCAATGACCCGTCGATCACGCTCAACCCTGACAACCTCATGGCGCTGTGCCGTGACTGCCATGCGGAGATACACCGAGGCGAACCAATCCGCTACAAGATTGATGCGTTCGGGCACGTGATCACACGGGATTGACTCCCCCCTTGGTGCGTTCGCACAGGCGTTTGCCCCTAGACCGGAGGGTGCAGGTTGATTTTCCTCTCTCTAGGGTCGAGATAGCGATAATTTGCCAAAGATAGCGATTGCAACGCGAAAGCAGTGAGCCTTGACTGTTTCTTTGGCAATTTATTTTCAAGGCATTTACGAAAGGCGGTAGATATGGGCAACTATTGTGTTTATGAGCATGTTTCACCATCTGGGAAACGATATATTGGTATCACATCTCAGAATCCGGAGCGAAGGTGGAGGGCTGACGGAAGCGGTTACAGACAAAATCCGCACTTTATGAACGCTATAAAAAAATATGGATGGAAGAACTTCACTCATAATATTTTATATAGCGGTTTAACTAAAGATGAGGCTTGCAAGCTTGAAAAGTTACTGATAAAGGAACTGAAAACAAGCAAATGTCGTTCTGGCTATAACAGATCATTGGGCGGCGAATATGGAAAGCTTACGCCAGAGGCGCGAAAGCAGATAAGCGAATCTGTAAAAGAGTTGTGGACCGATGATGCTTATAGAAAGCACATGTCTGAAGCACACAAAGGACAACGAAGGACGGGCTGGAAACACTCCGAAGAGGCACGTCAAAAAATGTCTGAGATTGTTCGGAAAAGAATGAGCGACCCAGCATACAGAGCCAAACTATCAAAGAGCGCCCAAAAAAGATGCTCAAGCGAAGAACAACGCGAGCTTTACGGTAAACGCGCGAAAGCAATGTGGAAGGATCCAGAATTAAGAGCAAGGCTTACTGATGCAAAGAGAGGCAACCATTACCGCGCTAAAAAAGTTAGATGTATAGAAACTGGAGAAATATTTGAATCCGTAACAACCGCATCCGCCTCGATCGGGCAAACTCGCGAAAGCGTCGGAATGGTATGCAAGGGAATCCACAAGACTTCCGGCAAATTGCATTGGGAGTTTTATGATGGCGAGTGACAATTATATACTTCGTTATTACCAAAAAATAAAAGACGGCTCTATTGTTACTGGTAAATGGATTCATCTTATCTACGAGAATATTATTCGCGGCTTAGAAGAAAAACATTTTGAGTTTGACCAAAAGAAAGCAGACAAGGCAATCAATTTTATAGAAACTCAGTGCAGACATTCAGAGGGAAAGCTCGCGCCCAACCTGTTAAAGTTGGAACTGTGGCAAAAGGCACTCTTGTCATGCATGTTTGGAATTGTGGACGAGAACGGCACGCGACATTTCCGTGAAGTGTTTGTCGTGATCGGGAGAAAGAACGGTAAAACTCTTTTAGCGTCTGCAATTATAGCTTATATGCTTTATGGCGATGATGAATATGGCGCCCGTGGCTATTGCGTGGCGCCTAAGGTTGCACAAGCTGATATTGTTTACAGCGCATTTTGGCGAACCGTTCTGCTTAATCAAAAACTCAAGCCAATAACGAAGCATAGAAAATCCGACATCTTCATTGAGGAAACAAATTCTTCTTTGCAGAAAATCGCTCTGTCAGACCGTACGTCGGATGGATTCAACCCGCACATTTCTGTGCAAGATGAAATTGCCGCATGGTCTGGCGATAAGGGAATAAAGGCTTATGAGGTTTTAAAATCCGGCGCTGGCGCAAGAGAGCAACCTATCATGTTCTCAATATCCACAAGCGGTTATATTAACGACGGGATTTACGACGAGTTGGTTAAAAGATCAACTCGTTTTTTATTGGGCGAATCAAAGGAAACACGTTTATTGCCATTCCTTTATATGATTGATGAAATCGACAAATGGAACGATATAAACGAGCTCCGAAAGAGCAATCCAAACCTTGGTGTTTCTGTATCCGTTGATTATTTACTTGAAGAAATAGCGATTGCAGAGGGTTCGTTAAGTAAGAAGGCAGAATTTATTTGCAAATATGCTTGTCTAAAACAGAACAGCTCACTCGCATGGCTACCTGCGCAAGTGGTCAACAGGGCTTGCGGTGATCATCTGGAGCTGTCTGACTTTGCGAATAGCTATTGTGTTTGCGGAATAGACCTGTCACAGACCCGTGACCTTACAGCGTGCACGGCGGTCATTGAGAAGCATGGCAAATTGTATGTATTTGCGCATTTCTTCCTGCCGTCAGAACGGATTGACGAAGCAACGCAGAGAGATGGTGTACCGTATATGGCGTATGTGCAGAGGGGCTTCTTGACGCTGTCCGGTGATAATTTCGTAGACTACCATGATTGCTATCGCTGGCTTGTGGAACTGGTGGAGACGTACAAGATTCTGCCGCTCAAGGTTGGTTATGACCGCTACAGCGCTCAATACCTCGTGCAGGACCTGCAAGCGTACGGAATGCATACGGACGATATTTTCCAGGGCGAGAACCTATATGGCGTCATCCAAGAGACGCAGGGCCTGTTGGAAGATGGAAAAATTTGCATCGGCGATAACGACCTTTTGAAGATGCATCTGTTGAACGGCGCAATCAAGATGAGCACCGAGCGAGGGCGTGGCAAGCTTGTCAAGCTGTCACCGTCCGTGCATATCGATGGCTGCGCCGCTCTGCTTGACGCTATGACCGTGCGCCAGAAGTATTACGCCGAGATTGGCGCACAATTGAGGAATGAATAACTATGGGACTCTTTGATTTTATATTTGGCAGGAAGCCAGAACCGAAAGGCCGCTACCAAGGCGACTTCAAAATGCTGACGGGCTACGCTCCGCACTTTACAAGGTGGGGCGGCGACGCTTACCAGAATGAGTTAGTCCGTGCGGCAATCGGCGCAAGGGCAACGCATATCAGCAAATTGAGGGTGGAGACGCAAGGAAGCGCACGGCGCGCACTGCAAGCCAAGTTGAAGCACGGGCCTAACCAGTTTCAGACATGGAGTCAATTTCTGTATAGGTTGAGCACCATCCTAGACATGCACAACACGGCCTTTATTACGCCTGTTTTTGACGAATACGGCGAGCCTAGCGGAATCTATGCCCCACTTCCAAACAGGGCGTCAATCGTCCAATATGGCGGCGTCCCGTATTTGCGCTATGAATTCACGTGGGGCGAACATGCAGCGGTCGAGCTGGAATACTGCGGAATCATGACTAAATTCCAATACCGTTCCGATTTCTTCGGCGAAAACAACTCCGCATTGATCCCAACCATGGACCTTATCCACATTCAGAATCAAGGTATACAAGAGGGAGTTAAGAGTGCCGCAACCTATCGCTTTATGGCACAGCTTGCCAACTTCGCAAAGGCAGAAGACCTTGCCAACGAACGCAAGCGTTTCACTGCGGAAAATCTCAGCCGTGACGCTGAGGGCGGCGGCCTGCTACTGTTCCCGAACACCTACAAGGACATTAAGCAGATTGATGTCAAGCCGTGGGTCATCGACGCCGATCAAATGAAAGTTATCAAAGATAACGTTTACCAGTATTTCGGCGTAAATGACGATGTACTGACAAACAAGGCTGTGGGTGATTCGTGGTCAGCATTCTACGAGGGAGCAATTGAGCCTTTTGCTATCCAGTTCAGCGAGGTCATGACCAAAATGCTGTTTACACTCCGTGAGCAGTCACAGGGCAACAAGGTTATAGCGACCGCCAACCGTATTCAATACATGACCAACAAAGACAAGTTGGAAGTTACAAACGGATGGGCTGACAGGGGCATGGCAAGCATTGACGAACTGAGAGAAGTTTGGAATCTTCCACCGCTTCCAGATGGCAAAGGTCAGGTAATTCCAATCCGTGGTGAGTATTACGACTTACGGAACGGGGACAGGATCCAGAGCATGGATATTACGGAGGACAGCGATAATGAACAGGAATAGAGAATACAGAACAATGGCGCTGACTATTCCTCAGACAACAGAAGAAGAAAAGCGCTATATGGTGGAAGGATATGCTTCCACGTTTGACCCATACGTCCTATTGACGGTTGACGGGGTCGATTATTCAGAACGTATTGAACCAACGGCATTTGAAGGGGCTGACCTTTCAGATGTCGTTTTTCGTGTAGACCATGCAGGCAGTGTTTATGCCAGATCATCGGCAGGCACTGTGGAAGTATGGCCAGATGAACACGGGCTTGCAACCCGTGCAAACTTAGGCAAGACGCAAAAGGCAAGGGAATTATTCGCTGACATTGAGGCGGGCAACTATCCGCAAATGTCTTTTGCTTTTGTAGTTGCGGAAGATGGTGATTACTTCGACCGCAAGACACATACAAGGGTTATCACGAGAATCTCAAAGGTGTTTGACGTCTCACCAGTGAGTTTCCCTGCTAACCCTAATACGGAACTTAGCGTTTCAACTCGCGACTACTTCGACGGAGTGATCGAGGCAGAGAAGGCGGAGAGACTGGAGCGGGAGAAGCGTGAAAGACAGAAACAGCGAATCAGAATTCTTATGGAGGTATAACACATGGAATTCGCCAATATGACCGTGGAGGAGCTCGAAGCCAGAAAGCTCGCTATCGGCGAAGAGGTTGAGCAGGACGGTGCAGACCTTGACGCCCTTGAGGCTGAGATTCGAGGCATCAAAGAAGAGCTCGAGACACGCAAGGCACAGGCAGCCGAAAAGGCCGAGATCAGAAGCGCCGTAGCCACTGGCGCAGGAACAACAATTGCAGAAATCCCCAAACAGGAGGAAAGAAAAACAATGACTATTGCAGAGATCAGAGCGAGCAAGGAATACATTGACGCTTATGCAAATTACATCAAGACTGGCGATCCGGCAGAGTGCAGAGCACTGCTGACCACCAACAGCGACGTAGAAGACAACCCCGGACAGCTTCCCGTCCCTACGATCATCGAGGGCAGAATCCGCACCGCATGGGAAAAGAGCGGAATTCTTGACGAAGTAAGAAAAACATACATCAAGGGCAATGTTCAGATCGGTTTCGAGCTGACAGCGACCGGCGCAGTAGTCCACGCTGAGGGCACAGATGCACCCGCAGAGGAACGCCTTACTTTCGGTGTTGTCACCCTGATCCCGCAGACCATCAAGAAATGGATCCGCATCTCCGACGAAGCCTATGACATGGGTGGAGAAGCATTCCTCAATTATATTTACGATGAAATCACCTACAGAATCGTCAAGGCGGCCCGCACCATGATCATTGAGAAGATCAAGAACGCACCTGCTACATCCGGTGAGAACGCTATCGGCGTGCCTGCTATCACTGGCGCACCTACTCTTGATGCGATCGCAACAGCGGCGGGCTATCTGTCTGAGGATGCGACGAACGTATCCGTCACAATGAACAGACTGACTCATGCGGCATTCGTTAAGGCTATCGCTGACAACGGATTCCTGTTTGATCCTTTCCAGGGCTACAGAGTTCACTATTCCAGTGACCTTCCCGCATACGATGCGGCTACGGCTGGCCAGACATGGATGATCGTTGGTGATTATTCCGGAATCACTGCCAACTTCCCTGCAGGCGATGGTGTGAAGCTGAAGTTTGATGACCTCACAGAGGCCGAGGCTGACCTGATCAAGATCGTAGGCAGAATGCCTATTGCTATCGGCATCACCGAGCCCGAGAGATTCGTAAAGGTGAACAAGGGAAACTGATTGACCGGTCCTCTGACATAGTCGGGACCGGCGAAGTCGATTATATGCTCTTAAAGAGCTGAGAGGTTAAGACATGGCGGATGCAACATTAATAGCCAAAGCAAAAATGGCGAACAGGATGACAACGGATTACTACGACACAGAGGTCGGACGGCTTCTGGACTCTGCCATGCTTGACATGGGCGTGGCGGGGGTTGTCCTGCCAGAAGAAATTGACGTCCTTGTGGAGCAGGCCGCCATTACCTATTTCATGATGCATTTTGGAGAGCCTGCCAACTACGACAGACTCAAGGCTTCATATGATGAGCAAAAGGCGCAACTCAGCACCTGCACGGGGTATACGGAATGGACAAAAGCGACGTCATAAAGCTGATTAAGGTTACAAACACCAAAGATAGCGCAGGCGTACAGCGTACGGTCTATGGAGAGCCACGGACGGTCATGTGCCAAGTGGACAGCGTGACCCGTGCGGAATTCTTCGATGGAGGGCGGAACGGGCTCAACCCAGAGTTCGTGTTCCGTGTGTTCTTTGGAGACTACGACGGAGAACGGCTGTTGGAATACAACGGCAAACGCTACGGCATCTATCGGACGTATCACGGACGTGGTGACCAGATAGAGTTGTACGTCGAGCGGAAAGGCGGGACGAATGGCAGGAATTAGCCTCGATAAGGCCGTGAATGATATTCTGTCGGAATTCTCAACGGATGTTACGAAAGCGGCGCAGGAAGCCGTCACAGAGGTTTCCAAAGAGGCTGTAAAGAAGCTCAAACAGACCGCCCCCAAAGGAAGAACTGGAAAGTATTCCAGAGGATGGACGAGCAAAGTCGAGAAGACTGCAACGACCGCAGAGTCCACAATTTACGGCAAGAGCGGAACATATCAGCTCGCTCATCTGCTTGAAAACGGTCACGCAAAACGAGGCGGAGGACGAACTGCTCCAATCGTCCACATTAAGCCCGTCGAAGAATGGGCGATCGCAGAAGTCGAAAAACGCATCATTGAAAAAGTGGAGGGCAACGCATGACCCCACAAGAAGTTAATACGATGGTTGAGTCCGTCGGGATCCCGAGCGCATATTACCAATTTGCAGATGACACAGGGCAGCAGCCGCCCTTCATCTGCTTTTTTTATGGCGACTCGAACGATTTCCTGGCAGACAACACAAACTACAAAAGAGTCGAGCGGCTATTTATCGAGCTGTACACCGACGAAAAAGATTTTGCGCTCGAATCAAAAGTTGAAAAGGCACTGAACGATCACGACATCGTCTTTGTTAAGTCTCAGGACTATATCGACACAGAGCGCATGCATGTAACTGTTTACGAGTCTGACATCTTTTTGGAGGTATAAAAAAATGGCAGATACAAACAAAGTAAAATTCGGCATCAGAAATGCGTATTACGCAATTCTGACGATGAATACGGACGGATCCGCTACATACGCAACACCTAAGCCCGTGCCCGGATCCGTCAACCTTACCCTGTCTCCACAGGGTGAGATCTCACCTTTTTATGCTGATAACATCATCTATTATCAGTCCGGCGCGAATGCCGGCTACGAGGGCAACTGGGAGATCGCCAAGACTACAGACGACTTCAAGAAGGACGTTCTGGGCTATATCGAGGATGAGAACGGCGTGCTTCTGGAAGATGCAAACGCAGAGGTCAAGCCTTTTGCGCTTCTGTTCCAGATCGAGGGCGACAAGCACGCACGCCGCCACGTGCTGTACAACTGTGCGGCTGGCCGTCCTGATTTCAATACGTCCACGATCACGGACACAAAGGAGCCCGTCACGGATTCCATCCCTCTGACATGCTCATCTGTCTACAACAGGAGCCTCCAGAAGGACTTTGTGAAAGGCGCCTGCAGTCCGACGGACGCAAGCTATGACACATGGTTCGATCAGGTTTATCAGTCGGGGGGAGCGACGCCGACTCCGTAAGTGACGTCGTCGGAGTTGGCGAAGTTGATTATATGACGTTACGGTCATGATATAAGGAGGAAATTATGGCTTATACAAAGAACACATGGAATACGGGTGATATCGTATCGTCTCAGAAGCTCAACCACATGGAAGACGGTATCGCGAACAGTGAAAACGTTTTCATTGTGGGGGGGGCAAGCTTAAATGGAAATGGTAACCCTGAAGGCACATTAGATAAAACGTGGCAGGAGATACACGATGCATTGCAGAACAAAATCTGCCTTGTAGTTATTTCGGACAATGCGAATATTGTGCATTATTTCGTCAGCGGAACAGACATGATTAACGATGCCTATCATGTTTTTATCGGCGAGTCTGATTTTTCGGTATCTGCAGCAAACGGATACCCTGCCACCTTGGGCGGGTAATAAGCTAATACATAACTCAATATCCCAAATCCTCCAACGCGCATACAGTGGATGTATTAGCCTATCGCCATAAGAAACATATCAATATTGATTATTTTAGGAGGCAAATTATGAACTATACACCTACAAACTGGCAGACTGGCGACATCGTCAGCTCTCAGAGACTTAACAAGCTGGAAGGGGGAGTTAAGGACGCGTATGAAGTGATGGTTATCAATGATGACGATGGAACGCTTGACAAGACGTGGCAGGAAATATATGACGCGATGGCACAAGGAAAACTGTGCCTAGTCAAAGTAGACAAAGGGACACCTGAAGACGGAATTCAGAATGGAATGATAAATGTTGTATCTTCTGGATCTGGATACATAGTTAGAGGTGGCGCGAATGCGTACTCTGCATCATCGGCAACGGGATACCCGAAGGCCAACGGGCCATCATAAACAATAAATAAATGGGGACAGCATGTGCACATGTTTCCGTCGTTCCTACTCCAACGACGGATTACCCATAACATTTTATAAGGAGTAAAAACATGAGAGGAACTGTAAGAATCGGACAACACGACGTGGACATGCTTGCAAATGGAGCGAGTCCATTCATCTACAAGAGAATCTTCAAAAAGGATTTTTTCACAGCTATCGGAGACGCTAAGGACGTAAACATCGACGCTGTCACGGAGATGGCATACGTCATGCATCTCCAGACAGAAAAACCTTTTAAGGATATTCTGGATACGGTGACCATCAGCGACTTTTATGAATGGGTTGCGGGATTCGAACCATTTGACTTTCCGATGGCATCGAGCAAGATTATGGGCATCTACTACGACCAGACAAAGACGACCGTAACGCAGAAAAAAAAATAGAAAAGACAGAGCGCCCATTCACAACGGCGCTCTACGTTTTAAGAGCACTCGAGGCAGGGATCCGTATCTCTGACCTCGATTTTTTTGAAGTTGGTGAAATTATGGACATCCTGGCGGAACACTCGAACGACAGCGCGGAATACAGCCGCGTTGCAACACAAGAGGATATGGATTCTTTCTAAATATGACTGGATATATTTACAAAATAACAAACACGGTTAATGGAAAAGTCTATATTGGACAAACGATTCAAGATCCTCAAATACGTTTTAAAGCTCATGCGTATGAACTGAATCGTGGTGTTAAGAAAAACAGAAAATTCCAAAACGCGTGGAATAAATACGGCGAGGAATCTTTTGAATTTTCTGTGGTCTTAGAGTGCGATGAAAAAGACCTCAACGAAAAAGAACGCGAGTATATCCAAAAATATGATTCTTTTGAACATGGTTACAACGCGACAATTGGCGGAAACGAAGTAATGGAACGCCGAAAACACAGAAATCAGTCAAAAGAAAAATTACGCTCAATTCAGTATAAGCGTTGGGAGTCTGAAGATTACCGTGAGAGGATGTCGGACATACACTCGCTTCACAGAAAAATCATTTGTGTAAATACTGGGGACATATTCGAAACGCCCGCAGAGGCTTCAAAATGGGCAAATGTCAGTAGACCTAATTTAATACGCTCTTGCAACAAGATTGGCGTGGCCTGCGGACATATGGCAGACGGGACGCCAATGATTTGGGCGTGGGCCGATGAATATAACGGCCAAAGCGTCGAGGATTTGCACAAAGGCAATTTAGGCGGGAACAACCGTAAGCGTGTAAAAAATTTGGATACTGGAGACGTATACAAAAGCGCACGTGAAGCGGGGCGGGCGGTTGGAATATGTGGCAATTCTATATCTGGTGCATGCCTTGGAAAATATGAGACGGCACGAGGTTATAGATGGGCTTACGTATAATCAAGAGGTGAGCACATGCCTAACATTCGTGGAATCACAATCGAGATAAATGGCAATACTTCGCCATTACAGAAAGCCTTGAGCGACGTCAACAAGTCAATCAAGGATACACAGAAACAGCTAAAAGAGGTCGATAAACTTCTGAAAATCGACCCGAAAAACACGACCCTGCTGACGCAGAAGCAAAATCTGCTTAAAAAGGCGGTCGAGGAAACGAAAGAAAAGCTGGACACAGAGCGGGAAGCACTCGCACAGCTTCAGGCACAGGATAAGACCGACGAAGTAACAAAGCAGATGGAGCAGCTTGAGCGCCAGATCATTGCAGACGAGCAGGCACTCGACAAGGCCAAGGACGCACTGAAGGAATTTGGCTCTGTCGGCACACAGCAAGCCAAAGTCGTCGGCGAAAAGATGCAGGAAGTCGGCGGCAAGATGCAGGACATCGGCTCGAATCTTACCACGCATGTGGCGGCTCCAATCGTCGCGCTTGGAGGGGCATCGCTTGCGGCATTCTCTGAGGTCGACGCGGGATACGACACCGTAATCAAAAAGACCGGTGCAGCCGGACAGGCAGCCGAGGACATGTACAAGATCGTCGACAACCTCGCGACTTCAATCCCAACGGACTTTGCAACAGCCGGTGAAGCTGTCGGCGAGGTCAACACGAGGTTCGGTCTGACCGGCGACGCACTCGAGGAGCTTGCGGGCCAGTTTGTCAAATTCGCACAGCTTAACGACACCGATGTCACATCGAGCGTCGACAGCGTGCAGAAGGCCATGGCGGCGTTTAATGTCCCTGCCGAGGAAGCATCCGGCTATCTGAACGCGCTCAACAAGGCCGCACAGGATTCTGGCATCGGAATCGACACGCTGACCAATCTGGCCGTCAACAACGCCACGGCCCTGCAGGACATGGGCCTCTCTCTGAATGAGTCCACTGCACTCATGGCACAGCTTGAAAAGAGCGGAGCGCCTGTCGAGGCTGTCATGGGTGGATTGTCCAAAGCCTTGAAGCAGGCCGCAAAGGACGGAAAACCTCTTGACCAGGCATTGGAAGAACTGCAGGAATCCATCACCGGTGCGGAGAGCGACACGGAAGGACTGCAGGCAGCATATGAGCTGTTTGGCAAGTCAGGCGACAAAGTTTTCCAGGCGATCAAAAACGGCGCGCTGGATCTTGGGGAGCTGGGCAGCGCGGCAGGATCCGTATCAGATACCTTCGAGGCGACACTGGATCCGATCGACCAATGGCAGCTCACATTGAACGAGCTGAAGCTCGCAGGCGCTGAGCTGGGCGCTACGATCGGCGAAGTTGTCGCGCCTATGCTGCAGGATCTCGCGTCTGTCGTGTCAGATCTTCGCGAGAAGTGGGGAGAATTATCCCCGCAACAGCAAGAGATGATCGTGCAGATGGCGGGGCTCGCGGCCGTGATTGGTCCGATCGTGGCTATCATAGGCTCGATCGTCTCAGGCATCGGCGGGCTGATCACGTCAATGACCGCGGTTGCAACAGTCTTTGGAACGACGATTGGAGTTGTGGCAGGCGTGGCCGCGGGCATCACAGCGCTGATCGCGGTGATCGCCTTGCTGATCCTCAATTGGGACAAGGTAAAGGCAAAGGTCCAAGAGGTGTGGGCAAATGTGTCCGCGGCAACGGGACAGCTCAAAGATGACATCAAAGCCAAATTCGACGAGATCAAGCAGAACGTCTCTGAGAAGATCTCACAGGTCAAGCAGGACATGTCTGATAAGTGGAATCAGATCAAGTCGGATGTGGCCGCGAAAGTCACCGGCATGAAGAACGATGTGATCAACCGCATCATCGAGATGAAAGATTCGGCTGTCGCCAAGGTCAACGACCTTAAATCCAAATTCGTTGAGAAATTCAACGAGATCAAAGACAAGGTTAAAAGCGTGATCGATGCGATCAAAGGGTTTTTCTCTGGCCTCACATTGAAGTTTCCTAAGATCGAAATGCCAAAATTGCCACATTTCAAATTAACGGGAGACTTTTCGTTGAATCCTCCGTCCGTCCCGCATCTGAGCGTTGACTGGTACGCCAAGGCCATGGACCAGCCTTATGTTTTCACACAGCCGACAGTCATGCAGACGCCTTACGGATATATCGGAGCGGGCGACGCAGGAAAAGAGATCATGTACGGATACGACAGCCTCATGCGGGACATCACAGCGGCGAACGCTGCGAATAACTCCGCATTGGAGCGAGGCGTATACAATGCGATGGTCGCGGCCCTGCAGACAGGTGATTTCACTATCCAGATCGGCAACAGGGAATTTGCAAGGATTCTGAGGGAGGCGGGTGCTTTATGAGAATTCCAATTAAATACATCGCCTCATCGGGAAACGAATACAATCTGATATCTGACGGCATCAAGCATAAAGAGGCCAACTATTGGGATTGGGCCTTTAAGGCCGAGGGGACCAAATTACAGTTTGGAATGCGCGTTGCGAATTTCTCAAAAGATGCCAAGACCTACAAAACGACGCTCCTTATGTACGGTCCGGAAGTCGAGCGCAGGGCATTGTTTAACGCCCTGCATGATGACTTTGAAAACGACATAAGACATGAGACACCGGGCAAACTCATCTGGGGAGACTACTATTTGATGTGCTACATCATCGAGTCAGTCACAAAGCCCACACGGGCCATCACCCAGACAGAAAACGAGATATCTATATTCGCGCCATATCCATTCTGGATGCAGGACTACTCTGTAGACTTTCCGAAGCAGGAAGAACAGACAGGCAGTCAATTCCTCGATTATATGTACGATTACGAATATGATTACACGCCGCCAAAGACTGGCGAGCGGAACGTCTCGCGGAGCTTCCCATTTGAGTCTGATTTCAGCCTCACCATATTTGGAGAGGCAGTCAATCCGGCCGTAACGATCAACGGATACACCTACCAGATGTTTATGACGGTGGAAGCCGGCGAATATCTGACGATCGACTCCAAAGCCATGACCATCATTCTTCGCAAGGCCGACGGCACGGAAGAAAACGCCTTTGACAACAGGGACAAAGAGCATTCTGTCTTCCGGAAGATCCCTGGTGGAAATCTCAACGTCGCGTGGGATTCTTCTTTCGGCGCGAGCCTTACCATCTACCAGGAGCGTTCTGAGCCAAGAAATGAGGTGGATGTATGAGCGAAGTGATCGTTGCCAAAAGGACAGGCGAAGAGATGCGGGCTGTCAAATATCTCGAATATGACTTCGAAGTAGGTGACAGCGAAAACACATTCCTGGTCACCTGCCACCGGACAGAGTGGGAAACGGTCCCGGAAAAAGCGCGGATCTATATTCCTGGCACGGAATTCGGCGGCATTTTCAAGCGACTGGAAACAAGCACAAAGCCGGGGACCATCGCGGCGGGAGGCATTACCTGGCGTGGGCTTCTGCAGAAGAAGATCATCGAGCCGCCGGCTGGCGCTGACTATGCGACAGACACGGGAGAGCTCAACGCCATCATAGGCAG